TGTTTCTTTTGGCCGAAACGAAGATAACAAGGCAATAGCGTATGCTACCCTTGCACAAGGTCAAGGATTTCAACCATCCCAGAAATTAAAGGTTGAACCCATGACACTTAAAGCACTAGTCCGTGAGCGTCTCGAATCTGGTAAAGAGATGCCCACGGAACTATTTAATGTGTTCGCAGGAAACCGAACCAAAATAACAAGGAAACAATAACAATGGAAAAGGAAACAAGAACCATGCAACAAGGAACGACAGAGAAGAAGACTGAGGTAGCTGTTAAAGCTGCAGCAGGTGCATTGTCTACAATATCTTTTGAAGATGATGCAAATCAAGGATTAAATAATCTAAGTCATGAAGACTTAGCATTACCTTTCTTGAAAGTTTTGGGACAGTTATCTCCGGAAATAAATAAAAGAGATGGAAAATATGTTCAAGGTGCAGAACCTGGAATGATTTTCAATACTGTTACCAAGGAACTATTTGATGGTGAAAAAGGAATTGATGTAATCCCATGTCACTACAAATTGGAATATGTTGAATGGCAAGAAAGAGGTGAAGGGGGAGGTGCTCCAGTAGCAATACATCCATCCTCTAGTGATATCCTATCACAAACAAAAAGAGACGCATCTTGGAAAGATAGATTACCTAATGGTAACTATATTGAAAAGACAGCTAGTCATTTTTTAATTGTGAATGGTAACTCGCCTTCTTCGGCGCTACTTACTATGAAATCTACTCAATTAAAAATTAGTAGGAAATGGAATAGTATGATGGCTAGTATCAAATTAAAAGGTACTAATGGTTTATATACTCCGGCTTCTTTTAGCCATGTGTATAAATTAAAAACAGTTCAGCTATCCAATGACAAAGGAACATGGTTTGGTTGGGAAGTTAATTTAGTAGGCCCCGTTCAAGATGTAGCATTGTATCAACAATCTAAATCTTTTTCTGAGAGCGTTTCTAAAGGAAACGTTCTAGCGAAACATGGTGAGCCCACAAATAATAAAAATGGTAAGGATTCAGAAGCACACTTCTAAGTCTTTTAAGTAACTATGGGCGGTGTATACCGCCCATATAAATTATATTGTGAGGAAAACATGGAAAGAAAGTTTATAGAGTTTTTTACTGGGTTGGATAGAAATTTTGGCTATTGTGATTTAAGTAATGCTAAAGTTAATTCAGAGACAGGTAAATTAGAGATACCCAATAAAGATTATGGTTGGAAAGGCAGACCGATTGAGGATGCTGATTATATAAAACATTTAGAGGGAACCGTATCTATCGGCATACAACCTTGTAATGATAATGGTGAAGTCATTTTTGGTGCAATAGACGTAGATGTTTATAAAAATTTTGATATTAAAAAATTACTAAAGACCATTCAAGATTTAGACATACCTGTTATACCTGTTAAATCTAAAAGTGGTGGTATACATCTATACGTACATTTTGTAAACTATGTGAATGCATCTTTTGCAAGAGAATTTTTAAAAAATTTATTATACACACTTAAGTTAGATCCTAAGACAGAGATTTATCCAAAACAAACTACAGTAGAGGGTAGAGTAGGTAACTTTATCAACATTCCTTATTTTGGAAAAAAGGAAAGAGTAGCTATTAATCCAGAAACAGGAGACGAATTTACTTTTGATCAATATATATCCGTAGTAGAAGCTAATAGAAAAACAGACAAAGAACTAAAAGATTTTGTACTAAAGTTAACTAATTCTGAATTAACAGGTGGCCCAGAAGAATTTATAGATGGACCTCCATGTTTGCAACAATTGGCAAAAGAAAAACTAGAAGATGGTAGAGATAGATTTCTTTATAACTATATGGTGTTTGCTAAAAAGAAATACCCCGATGGTTGGGAAGATAAAGTTAGGTATGCTGCTAGAGAATATTTTAAAAACGATGGTAAATGGGATGATAAAAAAGTAGAGCAGAAAATAAAGAGTTGGGGTCAAACAGAATCCGGTTACACATGTGAAGACGGTGTTATTACTGGACATTGTATGGAACCTCTTTGTTATAAGAGAAAATTTGGTAAGGCAACTGATAATGTAATGGAATGGCCTACCCTTTCTAGTTTAACTAAAATTAATTTTGATGAACCAGAGTTTGAGTTAACAGTTCTCCATAGAGATAAAAGTGGTGATGAAAAATCAGAACAGATGTCTTTCAAAAAGGGGGATGCTTTCTTAGTACAAGTTGATTTTAGGAAACAAGTTGCGACTCAGTTGGGTATTTTTTTACCTAAAATTAAAGATAAGGATTATTCTTTAATTATGAAAGTATTATTTGATGGTATTGAAAGTCAAAAACCACCCACAGGTACTACTAATAAGGAGAAATTATTTAGATATGTTCGAGAATATATCCATCAAATACCTGCAACCAGTCACGCATCTTTTGCAAGTGGTGCTACCTTGGTTAAGGAAGACAAGGGGGCAGACAAAGCTTATTTTGTATATGAACGTTTCTATGATTTTTTAAGAAGAAAAGATTGGAGAGTAGAAGATGGTAAGACAGGATCGTGGATTAAAAAATGGTTTAAGGGTGAGTTTGGTAAAAGAACAAGATATCCAAAATCAGAAACTCAAAAACATTCTAATCCACAGGTAGATTGTATGAGCGTTCCTATGGAGTTGTTTAAAAAAGAAAATGCTCCCGATGAATTGATTGAAATGCTAAACAAAGATGACATTATATAATGATTTATAAAGTGTTTGGTCCTCCAGGTACAGGTAAAACTACTCATTTAATTGAGAAGGCAAATGGTTACATTAAGGAAGGAGCTTCTTTAGATGAAATAGGTTATTTTGCTTTTACTAAAAAAGCTGCAACAGAAGCCAAAAATAGAATGCCCTTTGAAAAAAAGAAACTTAAATATTTTCAAACATTACATTCATTAGCTTTTCATACGTTGGGTCTTAAGGAAGAGAACGTTATGCAGCCTTATCACTATGAGGACTTAGGTAAGCTTTTAAATATAAGAGTAAAATTTGAAAGCAATGATCAAGAATCTTTTTATTTAACCTGTGATAATTTGTATTATCAATTAATAGGTAGAGCAAAGAATAAAGATATATCCGTTAGAGCAGAGTATTGTACGGGGGAGTATCCAAGGGAAGAAATAGATTGGGACACGTTAAATCACATTAACATTAACTTAGACCAATATAAAAAAAAGAACAGTTTAATAGATTTTAATGACATGATTTATATGTTTATTAAAGAAAAAGAAAAATGTCCTAAGTTCAAAGCTATCTTTATAGATGAAGCTCAGGATTTATCTCCTATCCAATGGAGGATGTTTGATATTTTACGAAAAAAATCAGATGATATTTATTTAGCGGGGGATGACGATCAAGCTATTTATGCTTGGGCGGGAGCAGATGTAGATAGGTTTATAGATGAGAAAGCAGATGATGAACAGGTACTAGAGCAGTCTAGAAGGATCCCTAAAGCAGTGCAGGAACTATCCGAAATTGTTTTAAACAGAATAGAAGGTAAGAGAAAGACTAAAAAATATTTACCCAGAGATGAGGAGGGGTCGGTAGAGAAAATATTTAATTTAGATCAAATAGATTTACATACGGGTAACTGGTTAATTTTAGCTAGAACAGGGAGTAGGCTTTTGGAAATTATGGATTTATTAAAAGAAAAAGGAATTTACTACCAAACTAAAAAAGGAAAAAGTTTTAAGGTTAGTTTATATAAATGTATTCTTAATTACGAAAGAGCTAAGACAACTCCTTTAACAGAATCAGAGTTATCCGATGTAAAAGAATACACAGGAAAGGATGTAATTGATCCAGAAATACCTTGGTTTGAGGCTTTTGAGAAGGCTCCACAAGATGAAATTCAATACATACGATTAATGTTATCTAATCGTGAAAAATTATCTCTGGATGCAAGGGTACGGTTGTCAACTATTCATGCTGCAAAAGGTGGTGAGGAGGACAATGTTATTCTTATCTTGGATAATGCTAGAAAAATAAGAAGAGCGGTACAAGATAGTCTCAGTAAAAGAGATGAAGAACATCGTGTGTGGTATGTGGCTATTACACGAGCAAAACAAAAACTCTATTTACATAGAGCAAAAATAGAAAGGAATGGGTATCAATTATGACAACTAAAGAAGATTTGGAAAGATTATTTCCAACAACTAGACAGGAGGGGGGAAATCATTACTCTAAACATAAAATTCAACCCTATACATTCATCACTGCCAATGACTTGAGTTTTTTCCAGGGAAATGTTATTAAGTATGTGGTTCGTTATAAAGATAAAAACGGAGTTGAAGATTTAAAAAAAGTAATTCATTATTGTGAATTAGAAATAGAAAGGTTAAAAAATGCAGATAGATTATAATGAGGTGTTAGTTTACGATGTTGGTTTAATTACTTGTGTCTGTGTTATTACTTTTATAATTATGAGGTTGATATAATGAAAGTACCTTTATTCGTAGCACAGACAGAATGGATAGAACCGGAAGAGTATCCTGATTTACGATCTTATGATGAAATTGCTATTGACTTAGAGACAAGAGATCCTGATTTAAAATCTAAAGGATCCGGGGCCGTGATTGGTAATGGAGAAGTTGTAGGTATTGCGGTTGCTGTACCAGGAAGAAAGTTTTATTTTCCCATTGCTCACGGATCAGGGCCCAACATGGATCGCAAGAAAACTTTAGAATGGTTCACGGATATATGTGCATCCCCTGCTTTAAAAATATTTCATAATGCTATGTATGATGTATGTTGGATACGTAGTTTAGGTATAAAAATCAATGGTTTAATCGTGGATACTATGATTGCTGCATCTTTAGTAGATGAGAATAGATTTCAATATTCTTTAAATGCTTTGGGTTGGGATTATCTAGGTCATGGTAAAAGCGAAGGAGCTTTGAATGAGGAAGCTAAGTCTAGAGGGTTAGATCCTAAAGCGGATATGTGGCAATTACCGGCGATGTATGTGGGAGCCTATGCAGAAAAAGATGCGGAACTTACTTTAGAACTTTGGCAGATGATGAAGAAAGAGATTATTCATCAAGATATAGAATCCATTTTTAATCTAGAGACAGATTTATTCCCGTGTCTGGTAGACATGAAATTTAAAGGCGTGAGAGTAGATATTGAAAGAGCTCACAAATTGAAAGAACAGTTATCCAAACAAGAAGAAGTATTACTGCTAGAAGTGCAAAAACAAACGGGAATAGAACCTCAAATATGGGCAGCACGATCCATTGCCAAAATCTTTGACAAGTTGAGTTTAACTTATGCCAAAACTGAAAAAACAAATGCACCCTCCTTTACTAAAAATGAATTACAGGAACATAAACATCCTGTAGTACAAATGATAGCAAAGGCCCGAGAGATTAACAAGGCTCATACTACTTTTATTGACACTATTATTAGACATGAACATAAAGGTAGGATCCATGCGGATATTAATCAGATAAGGTCCGACCAAGGGGGAACAGTTACAGGTAGGTTTAGTTACTCTAATCCTAACCTACAACAACTTCCAGCTAGGAATAAAGAGTTGGGACCTATGATCCGTTCCTTATTTTTACCAGAAAAAGGTTGCACCTGGGGTTGTTTCGATTACTCACAACAAGAACCAAGATTAGTTGCACACTATGCTTCCCTTTATAAATTTCCTTCGGTGCATGAAGTAATAGAGGAATATAATAATGATTCTTCTACAGACTTTCACCAAATGGTAGCAGAGATGGCAGAGATTCCTAGATCACAAGCTAAGACTATTAACTTAGGTTTGTTTTATGGAATGGGTAAAACTAAATTACAGGCTGAACTCGGTGTGTCTAAAGATAAGGCTTCGGAATTATTTGAACAGTATCATGCAAAAGTTCCTTTCGTAAAACAATTAATTAATGCTGCATCTAATAGAGCCCAGGAACGTGGTCAAATACGAACGTTACTAGGTAGACTATGCAGGTTTCATTTATGGGAACCTAACAGCTTTGGGATGCACAAAGCGTTGACACATGAAGAGGCACTCCAGGAACACGGACCAGGGATTAAAAGAGCTTATACTTACAAAGCTTTAAATAAATTGATTCAAGGTAGTGCAGCAGACATGACTAAACAAGCGATGGTGAATTTATATAAAGAAGGAATTGTAGCACATATCCAAATCCACGATGAATTAGATATATCTGTAGAATCTCCAGAACATGCTGAAAAAATAACAAGGATTATGGAAAATGCGGTTAAACTAGAGGTCCCTAACAAGGTAGATTATGAATCTGGTGAAACATGGGGTGATATATTTGATTAAATTATGGCGAATATTGGTACAGGGTGTATATGTGTGTTTCTGTGTCTTGTTTAAAAAATGTAAATGTAATAGTTTAAGAAAAGATACATTTAGTAGGATGAAGAACATAAACAATTATAATCCATTTAAATATTTATTATGAAACTTTCAGCAAATTTTCAATTAAGTGAGTTAGTTAAATCTCAGGTAGCCGAACGTAAGGGAATATCTAATAATCCCTCCCCCACACAAATAGATAATTTAAAGGCACTCTGTGTCAATGTATTGCAACCCATTCGGTCGCATTTCAATTTTCCCGTGTTAATCTCCTCTGGATATAGATCGGCAGAAGTATGTTTAGCAATAGGAAGTTCAATTAAATCACAGCACATTGAAGGCAAGGCAGCAGACATAGAGGTAGTTGGGGTAGACAACAAAGAATTAGCCGAGTGGATCAGGGATAATTTAGAATTTGATCAACTCATTTTAGAATTTTACCTAGATAGAGAGCCCAGCAGCGGCTGGGTTCATATAAGTTGGAATTTTGGAGAGAACCGGAATCAAACATTAAAGGCTTTACGGAATGAAGACGGTAAAGTAGTGTATAAGCCATGGTAGATATAAAAAAAGCTAAGAAAAAAGAATATGATAAACAATATTATTTAGAAAATAAGGAAAAAATAAAAGAATATGATAAACAATACCTTTTGGATAATAAGGAAAAAATATCGGAGCAAAAAAAAGAATACCGATTAAATAATAAACCAAAAATAAAAGAATATGATAAACAATATTATTTAGAAAATAAGGAAAAAATAAAAGAATATGGTAAAGAATATCGCTTAAACAATAAAGAAAATAAAAAAGAATATGATAAACAATACCTTTTGGATAATAAGGAAAAAAGAAATAACAATTCAAAAGAATATTATTTAGAAAATAAGGATAAAATATTAGAGCAAAAAAAAGAATACCGATTAAATAACAAACCAAAAAGAAATACCTACCTAAACAATAGAAGAAAAACAGATTTGGCGTTTGGTTTAACCGAGAATCTCAGGGGCAGACTTAGACAAGCCTTGAATGGAACGAATAAATCAAAAAGAACTTTAGAATTACTTGGCTGCACCGTTAAATATTTAATTCAACATTTAGAAAAACAATTTCAACCCGGCATGAATTGGAAAGAGCGCCATCTATTTCACATTGATCATATTAGACCTTGCTCCAGCTTCGACCTAACCGATCCAAAACAACAATCGGAATGTTTTAATTATAAAAATTTGCAGCCTTTATGGGCCCAAGATAATATGGTT